CGATACCGGTACGGGCGAACTCTCGTTGGAGGGCACGATAGATCTCACCGAATGCTGCATCGCCCAGACCTTCTGCGTCTCTGATGTCATCGATGCCGTACTTGTCGAGAAGGGCTTGCATCGTACGTGACGGCTTCTGGTTGCCACGGACGATACGTTCCAGATCGAAGTTGACCATCTGTTCGCCCTGATCCATGTAGTTCTTCTGGATCTTGATGAGGTCTTCAGGGTCAAGGGTTCTCGAGTCGAGGATGAGGAGTCCTTGATAGCCGTCAACCGTTTCGTCACCAAGTTTGACATCGATCGCTGAACGTAGGAACTCCACAGTGTCGGGCTTGTTCATGTGCCGTCGAACAACGACGTACACCTGTTCAGATACAGGGATTTGTCGTCTTGTTCCAAGCTGTTGGATGACACGACGGGTCGCTGATCGTTGCTGTGTGTACAGGTCAGCTTCGGGACGGTCGATACGTCCGTTGCCCAGGACGTTCAGGAGGTCAGAGTCACCGTTCTTGATGATGACATAGTTATCTTCCCTCGCCACCTTGTTCACGTCAGGGATGTTGTCCATCTCCATGAGGCGTGCCTTCAGGTCTTCCATGGTGACCTTCTGCCCATCACGGGAGTACAGGTTTCCAGCTTCCGGGTCACGAAGTTTGATCTCTTCGATCATCAACCGCTTCGACCACGGCAACGGCTGCCCGTTCACTCCCGTATGGGGTGACATGCCGGTGTACGTTTCGACAGCGTTGCCTGCAGAGTCGATCCATTCAGGGACACCATCGACCTCACCGAAGTCAGGGTTCCGTTTGATCCAATCGCCACCAGTCAACAGGTGCCTCTGTGCTTCGAGAGCTTCGAGGTTGATGCGTAAGAGACGGAACTGCTCCCACGGGTCTTCTGTGTCACGGAGGATACCGAGGCGTTGCTTATCGCCTGGTACAGCGCCTGTGCCTTTGCCGAACATCAGCCCTTCAAGTGGTGAATTGCGGTCGTTGAGTAGGAACTCGGTTGCCCGATTGATGTCACCATCGAACTCCCACAATGTCTTCAACAGTGAAGAGTTCCACGATTGGGCATAGTTACGTGCCAACGCCTGGGCACCCTCGAGCGTGATGTTGCCGTTCGCATCGGTCGTGTCGATCGCTATCCATATCTTCGACTGTGGACCGAAGGCACCCTCGAGGGCAAGTTCGTCGGTGAGGCCGGCGCCGAACATGCCGATACCGAGTCCACCCATAGCCTTCGACAGTTCACTGAGCAGTTCACCTGACGGCAACTTGTCACCCGTGTTCTGCAACACCAGATTCAGGAGGAACATCGGGTTCTTTGCAGCAGCAGAGTGCCCCTCGAAGAACGGACGTAACAGTTCATCAGGGATCACCGATGTCATCCATCCGAGCTTCAACAGCTGCATGTTGCGCCACATCGAGAACCCGATATCGGCCATTACCTGTGCAGCAGCATCATCGAACAGGACAGGGGACGCCTTCCACCTGTTACGTACGTACCGTCCACGAGAGGTGGCTCTACGGAACTCACGCACTGACGGTGCATGGATATACGACATCGAGATCTCAGCATCAGACAACGGTTGGTCGATACCGAGACGGAACTTACGACCCGAAGCCGTGTTACGTATCTCGAATACTGTGTCCGCTTCAGCGATCGGGTTACCCACCGAATCGATGTTGAACGCAGTCTTCGTACTCATCGTCTTGTAGTACTCCTCCATGGCGTCGATAACTTCATCAACGGAGTAGCCACGTTTCACAAGAGCTTTCTCGTACTCACCCATCAACGCACCAGTGAGCTTCGATGTTGCCTTGTAATCGTTGCGTGCATTCCACGCTTGACGCAAGATCTCATCGACACGCATCGGGTCGGTGCCTATCGTCTCGAGGTTGCTGATGATCGTCTCAGAGGTAGCGTTGAAATCCCATGGGTCGAACCGTGACGCAGCAGACGTCGCCATCCAACGACGGCCAAAGTCACCGATCCACCGTTTCGCTTTCGGCATCGTTGTAGCAGCAACCATGCGACTGTTCGACGCCATCTGTGTCGCCTGAGCACGAACACTTGAGTACCCCGGAGGGGACAGTTGCTGTGTCAGGCGCTGATTGTTCACCCAAGCTCGCACGCTGTCATGGGATGAGTCGCCCTGCTTAACTTGGTCGAGCATCTGGTATATGTCGTCATACGGGACACCGTTGTCATGCAGCTTCTCGATCTTGATGGATTCAGGAACGGCCATGTCGTCGAGCCACGCAACGAACTTCTTGCCCTTACCGGCCAACCATTCCTCAGCAGACGGTACGTTGTAATCGCCACCACGACTACGTACAACAGGAGGCTTACCCCCTCCACCGCTGCCACCACCCATTGCAGTATGGGCAGCGTCGAGCTGTTCGACACCACCGGGGAACACGTACCCCTCATGCAACATCCGTTCAGCGTCCTCGATACTCATCGTGTTATGTACCGGGATGTCGGTGGAACCGATTGTGGCAGGGTCGATATTGCCACCGAGTTGTGCTTCCACGATGGCACGTTGATCTGGTGACAAAGTACGCATCTCTGACCGTGCAAGGTCAGCTGCACGATTGGCGTCGTTGCGTCGTATCACCGCTCGATCCAACTCATCGATCGATATCGGGTTGACATACGCTTCGAGTGCTTCGTCAGGGGTCAGTGGACGAGTACGGGGGGATGCGTCAGCGATCGGTGTCTGTGTTCTGTAGATGTCGCCCTGGATCCGTTCGACCTGTAGGCGTGCATCGTCGAGGGTCAGGTTCCGTCCTTCATCAGGTACCGGTACAGCCGCTCCTGCCTGATAGTCCTCATCGAGTTGTCGTGATTGGCGTTCCATCATCGTTGCTTGGTCTTCGAGAGAGTCGAACATCTGTCCAACGTCATCGAGCTCTATCGCTGTTTCTTCAGTGACGAGGACGAGCTCTTCCATCTCGTTCTTGATGCGGTTGCTCTTGGCTGCTGTTTTGGTGCCGTCGAGTTGTTTCTGGAGTGCGAAGAACTTGTTCCTCGCTGCAACACCACTGGCCTGTACCTGTTCCATGTAGAGACGGAGCGCACTACGCAATGCTTCAACACCCTGGACAGTGTTCGGGAGCGGCATCGTTGGGATATGAACCCATCGTTCAGCGATCGATATCAGTTCCTCATCGAGGTCATCCAGTTCCGTGTTGGCAGCAGACAGATTGTCCTTCACTGTCTCCTTCTCGGGGCCACGCAACCCTTCATCGAGGAGTTCCTGATATGCGGCTTGGTCTTCGATGAGTTCGTCACGACGGGTCGCTGCATGGTTGAGGGTGTCCTCGGTTTGTGTCTGTACCTCAGTCTCGTATCGACTCAACTCGCTGGCGTCACGCTGTTGGCGTGCAAGCACATCCTCATGGGCACCCAAAGCATCGTTGTATCCCTCCATGAACTCAGGGTTATCGATCAGTTCGGGATTGTCCTTGAGGGTTTCTTCCCACTGGTCAACGATCTGTTGACCGAATGTTCTTCCCGGTTCTTCGGCACCACTTCGTATCGCTTCACCAACAGGGTCAGCCGTTTCAGCCGAGGTCATACCCCCTGGCTTCTGAAGGTCTATTTCCTCGATGACCTTCTGGTTCTGGGCGATCTCCGTTTCGAGTTCTTTGATAGTGCTTTGAGCAGCAAGCTTCTGACCGTCAGACATGTCGTCAAGAGTTGCGTAGATGGTGAACATGCGGTCCCTCAACTCACCGACCTTCTTTTCTGCGTCTTCCCATTGCACCTGAATAACGAGGTCTTCCATGTCTTGGTTCAGCCGTTCAAGACCTACCCCGGTTGATTGTTCGATACCTGACCTGACACCAGCGTTCATGTCAGCATTGAACGCTGCAAGTTCTTCTGCAACGCCAGCAGGAGGATCAGGTAACGTATGAGGAACGTCGAAGCCGTATGCGAAAGCTTGTTCAACGGGATACTCGCCCGTGATCCAATATGTAGCAAGCAGGGACGCTTCATTGACATTTCCGTCAACAAGGGGTTTGGCTTCATCGATGAGTTTTTTCTGTAAGCCTATGAATTCGACGCTGTTCGCTAGTCGGTTACCCGTTTCCTGAGGTGTTTGGATGATGTCATCAGGGGTGATCGTTTCGTTGAACTTGGCAGGGTCGTCGTACCCTATCTGAACTTTCATCGGGTCGTTCGTCTTCGATATCTCAGTGATGTTGCCGGGAGGAATATCACCATAGATAACAGCACCCCAACGGTCAGTGATGAGGCCACGAAACACGCCACCTTCAGACTTCCGTGCAGGCACCTCAGGTGGTACGAGGATGTCTTTCTTACGAACACGGATTCGGATGACGGTGTACTCACCGGTCTGATTGGGATCCCATCCGTACATCTCGGTAACACGGGGGTCAGACGAAACGTATAAACCTTCACCCACCTGACCCTTTTCTGATCGGATCTGGTCACCGACAGCAACAGGCTTGTCCTTACCCCTGATCCCCTCATCAACATACGCTCCCGTACTTTCACTACGAGACGTCCGATACACATCAACCCATTCGTCAGCACCAATAGCATCGAACTCTTTAGAAGTTATCCCTACCAGAGAGCGACCTGTCGGTGGAGCAACAGGCATCGGGGTAGCACCCGGGCCTGACACGATCGGACCTTCGTCCCATGCATACCGAAGTTCCTCAAGAGCGTCCTTCGTTTGTTGCAGGAATACTTCAGATGAAGGAAAGCCATACCCTTTTTTCCCTGCAGGTTTCGCAGGATGAGGGTTGTTGGCGTAATGGTTGATCATCGCTTCAAGCTGATCGACCCGTTTGTCGTACTCGAACCTGTTGATCGGACGACCATCAAGGACACGAACAGAATCCTCTGTACGTGCCTGTACCGGTCCTTCCACTGCTCCACGGCCGGCAGCCTGCTCGGGGTCAGTGAGGCGAAGCTGGCCCGGTACCTGCCTGTTGTCACGGAGGTGACGTTCCTGTATAGCGGTCGGATAGTTATCGATGAACTCTTCCAACTCATCGATGAACGACTGACGGTTCTTCAACATGTCAGGGCCACCCTTGCTGTCAAGCAAGCCGAGCCCTTCGACACGAACATCCATTCGTAAGTTTCGCAATACAGCCTTGGCGTCCTTCAAACTGTTGAACGCCACATCGGTCGACTTCATCCTGTCGATGAAGTTCCGGTACCGCATCCACACCTTGTTGAAATCACGAACCGATAGCTTCCCAAACGTTTCCGTAGGACGACCAACCGGAGGACGGTCACCCCACAGCTCTATCTCCTCAGCGTTCCGGGTAGCGATCTCGTCAGGTGTCGCACCAGATATCGACGTCTCGTCAACGAAGTCGTTGTAAGCAGGGTCGTAGTCCTCACCTGTGATCTTCCACGTTTCATCGGTCAACGACTCGTACTCGAACTTGAGGTAGTTGTACTCAGACAACAGCTTGTTGTCGAGGACACCAGCAGCTGTCCGTTCCGCAATGAGACGATCCATACGTTCGAGACGCATCGTCAAATCATCGAGCTTCGACGCTGCCATCGTCACTGGTGCGAACGGTTCTGGTGGTGTCTCGTCAACGAACGGACGGGGAGGCTGCTTCTTGCCCTCAGGTACCAGGTCAGGGCGTGCCACCAGTTCAGGAATGGGTTGCTGTACCTCGAGGACACCCTGCCCCTCAACCTGATTGAGATGCTGCTTATCACGGAAGTTGAGTTCTACCTCAGCTTCACGATACGAGTCAAGGAAGAACTCACCGTCGAACAGTTCGTCTTCGACGTATCGCAGTTCACTGCTGTAGTCAGCCACTGCCTTGTTCGTGGCGTCAGGGCCGAGCTTGTCTCTCAGCTCCTGTGACTTCTTGCGGAGCCAGTTGAGCCGGTTCTCGAGGTGGCTCATGTCCTTGATGTTCTTGTCGTCCATCCATTCTTTGAGGTCGTCAACAGCTTTGTTGACATCCTCTATCGGCTTGTCCTTGAACTGGACAGACGGATCTACCTTCTCTGGTGGTGGTGCGAACACAGGGTCGTCACGTAGCGCAGCGGACGATACAGGACGTTCAGGGATGTACGGATATGCAGAATCTGTTGGGTCGCCGTATCGGTGCAACGGGTCAGCCATGTCAGCGAAGTCGTCGTACGTTGAAGGTGGGCCTGCCTTGAAAGTTTCTTGCACTGCAGCGTCAACCTCTATGAACTTGTTCGCACGTTCCTCACCGATCAGTTCAACGATGATCTCGTATTCATCTGACCGGTAATCGATACCATCGATGGAGATCGCTTCTTTCATGTCACGGGCTTCTGCAGCTGACTGCATCTGATTGCCCTCTAGCTCTATGAAAGCGTCTTCTAGCTTCACCCATTCATCGTCAGTGAGTTCGACACCATCGAACCGGAGGTCATACACCTCATCTACGAACCCGCCCTTGAACGGCGTATCTGTCGCACGACGGACACGCTCCTCTTCGATACGAAGCAACTCGATCAGGTTGTCAGCGTTCCCCGGTGCGTCAGGGTTCTCATCGACAACCCTGCTCAAACGACGCCACTCTCTGTGTAGGTCGACAGACCGTGTTTCGGTGAGGTCTTCAGGGAACTCGATCACCTTCGGAGGACGTGACGTGACAGCTTCGTCAGGTTCCACCGGAGCACCGAACGTCCGGTCGTTCACGTCTAGCTTCGAATCAAGGACGTCACGCAGTTCCTGTTCGATGGAATGAAGTTGAGCTTGGACAGCAGGGTCGTTCGGGTTGTACCTATTGGCAGACATCACATCGTCGTACCGAGTGGACAGATCTTGGATAGCGCCTACACGTTGCTCCATGTTCCTGAGACGAACAGCTTGCTCTACACGCTGTTCGCTACGGTCAACGCCCACCAGCTTCCACCGTTCAGGGTTCGTGATGTACTCCTGCCATTCAGCGAGCTGTTGAGCGTATTCGGGTGACTCATCACTGAGTTCATCGATGAGTGTCTGGTACGCCAGTTCAGCGTCGTCGGCCTCGATCTCAGAGTTGAAGATGTTGTCCACGACAGAATCGATCTGTTCGTTGACCTCGATGTCTCCACCTGATGCATACCTCTCGGCGGTACCAACCTCGTAGAGACGTTCCTGAAGTGCCTGCGGGAGGTGTCGACGGTCGAGGATGTGAACGACACCGGTACCAGGTTCCAACAGTTCTTGCGCTTTGGCGTCTTCGATGGCTTGGATGAAGTTGTCAGTGACAGCACCAGACGACAGACCTTCGGCTCCGTCTGCGACAGGTCCGTTGCCAGAGAACACATATCCTGATACGTTGTTCTGCCCTGGTTTCGTGCCGATAGCGTTCGATACCTGTGGGCCTGTGTTGATCGGGACACCACCATGGGCAACAGCTGCTTGGGCAGCATCTTGTATCCCATCCGGTTTCACGAACTTATGGATAGCCCATGCACGGGTCATCGAGTTGAACACAGGATCCAACGGGTCGAGGAACACCTGATGGGTGAAGTCGATGCCACCAGAGATGATGTTCGCTGGTACAGACTTGGGTTGGATGAGCCCAACCATCGCCAACGGTGTGTACAACAGACGCCCTGTCGACACGCCATACCCGTAATCGACACCATCGAACGTCTGATGGAGCTGTGTGATGGCAGCAGATTCATATGCTTCGTTCACAACAGGGGCACCATGTTTATCGATCGCCCACTGGTAGCTCTCCTCGAGAGCTTCCTCGATGGTGGCTCCTTCAGCCAACAGGTTCTCGAAGTGCTTACCGACGCCCGGCGATTGCATCAACGATTCAGAGTTGCCTGCCATCAAACCGTAGCCAAGGCCTTTCCCCGACCATGCCTGATACGGATCCATCGTACCTTGTGCCAGGTTCGAAGCTGTACGCCCAACGATCGTTTGACCTGCTGCACGCAACGATTCAGCAGGGTCGAACGTGCCGTACCTGTCGTACTGCTGCACCATGTCGGTAGCGGTACGCAACGGAATACCGACCATCGTTTCCCACACGTCGTAGAAGCCTGCTGTCAGTGGACGGGTGACAGGGCCGGCGATGGTTGTCCACCCTCGAGCCATGAACGACTGTTCTTGATAGTCCTGCCGAATGATGCTGGCAAGGTTCGGATTCTGAGGGTCGATGCCAGCCATCGTGAATGCTGACAGCATGTCGGGAGACATATTTGGGTATTCCCTGACAGCCCCTGCGATCTGACTGGATGCAGGGTTACCTTTTATCTGATTCCTGATTCCCGTGACAAGGCTTAACGCATCAACACTTCGCTGCAACTGGATCGATTCATCATCTGGTGGCGGCATTGTTCCTCACCATTCGCATCATCCACGGTGTCGGATACGCCATCGCTAATTGACGTAGAACCAGATCAGCTTCTGGTGGCTCTGTCGGTGCTTGACTCATCTGCATCTGTTCCATCGGTCGTTCCGTAGGACGGAACAGATCAGGGGTCGGCATCTCTGGCGTTACCGGAGCTGCACCACCTTGAGGAGTGGCAGGTCCGCCTGCAGCCAACGGAGCACCCTGCTGCTGTTCCGTGAGTGCTTTCGCTTCACCGTAGGCGCCTCCTGTCGGTGTCCTGATGGGTTGCTTGTCTGCTGGCCCGCCATCGGTTCGTGCCCCTGATTGGGGGGCAGAAACTGCAGCCGGTCGTGCAGGTTTGCGGTAACCGCCATGCTGGTTTGTAGTCATGGGTCACCCCTCTATGCGATGACGTAGAGAACATTAGCTCCATTGACAGTCCAGACACGACCGTTGGATACGAATGTTGCACCGTCGGCTACTGGTCCGTTCGGGAACGCTGCGTCGTTGCAGTCCAACCCGAGTACATCGGCGCCAGCGATGGAGTTCTTGAACTGTGCACTGAAGTACTTACCGGGGAAGGTGTTGCCACCTACCTTGTCAGAGCCAACAGCGAGTAAGTCGCTGGTAGCAGGGATAGACGTTGCCGCAGCAGACGTTGAAGTATCAACTTCAACGTCATCGATGAGAGCACTCAGGTTGACACCTGTTATATCGATCTCGACACGGAAGGCATGGCGACCGGCCAACACTCCAAGGGTGTAGCTCAGGTTCTTGAATCCTGTATCGGCGTGCATCGCTACCCGTGCAGTCCTCATGACTTGGAACGCAGCCGATACTTCAGAACCGTTAGCGATCAGGATGTTGCCGTCACCCCAATCGTCAGGTTCAACATCGACACCGAGAACGACCTCGGTTGCCGGTTCAAGGTCAGCCGTGTGCGGTGTCGTGAGCACCGAGCTGGCTCCGAGGTAGAACGAGTTGTTCCCCGTCGAAATGGGAGTTGACGTGAACCCGTACAGCGACAGGTCAGCACCACAACTGTCACAGATCAGGTCGGCACCGATGTCTCCGAGTCCTGAGTTGTCTGGTGCCCATCCGCATTGTCCACAGAAAGGTCGGGTGTCGGGGAACGTCATGATGTCTCCTGTTCAGCGCACAGCGCCTTCGCTTGATCTATGAGTGTGTTCTTGTCGAGGGCATCATCAAATGGGATCCCGTTGTTCTTGAACCAGTTCTCAACCTTGGTTCTGCCGTACCTGCCGTCAGGGACAGTGGAGCAATCGATGCCTGGAACTTGAGCTACCTCGCCTGTACCGGTTACGGGGTCGTCGTGGGTCTGTTCCTGCATCTCGTACAACGGTTCTTCAGGTTTCGTCCCTGGCGGTTTCGGTACCGGCACACCAGAAACATCTTCGTAGACCCCGTGTACGTTCTTCATCATCAAAGGCATGTTGCTCCTACATCTGTCCAACGGTCATGGCCCCGCCTCCGGGTGCCTCCATCTGTGAAAGTATCGTCTGTACCCCTGGTGGCGGTCCACCCTCGAACCCTTCGCCTCCACCACCGGCGCCTGGGGGCATCCCTCCGCCCATTCCCGGCATCCCCGGCTGTCCCATACCCTGAGCCATCGCAGCCTCCTCAGGAGACATTTGAGGCTCCTCGGGAGTGAACAGCTTCTTGAGTGTGGTCGTTGCCTCAGAGGGATTATCAAGGATCGACACCAGAGCCATATCAGCAGCAGGGTCACCGGACTGTGCCCTTGCACCGAGCGACTGGATCAACATCTCTTTCGCCTGATCCGAATCGATACGTTCGTTGATAAGCGACGGGTTCTCGAGGCCGTCTAGGTTCTCCTGCAACGTGCGGCGGTCCAATACCCTCGCCTGTAACAGCTGCAACCCTGCAACGATCTTCGTGTTCTCATCGAAGGTTGCCATAGCGCCATAGATCCGCTTCGTGCGGTAATCGCCGGCGATGTCCTTAGACGCAACATACGTTTCCTCGTTCTGCTTTGCGCCCTGGAACCAGTACACATTTTTCTTCTCATTGGGATGCATCACCTCTTCCCACTCGAGCCGTTTCCGGTCGAGTGCTTCCACCGTGTACTTGATTGATGTCTGATACTCACGGACGTTCTGGTCGGCAGACGACCCGAGTTCTTTGATGCCCTGGCCAGTGGCGAACGAGTTCGGTGACTGTCCGTCCTGTGCCACGTCGTAGCCAGCAACGATACGGAACTGACGTTCCAGAATATTGATCGCCTGCCACGTCTGTTGCAACTGATCGGAGGTCGGCTTCTCGATACGGGTGCCAGGTTCGAACTCGTTGACAGCGAACCGTCCACGCTTGTACACCGACCCGACGAGTTCGCCAACGATGTTCGTTTCACGGAACGTCGAATCCTCGACACCGATAAGTCCCAAGATGTTGAGCTTCGCCATCATCGCCATCAAACCGAAGACGTGATGGAACTGCCCCTGCAACTTGTCGAATGCGAACCTTTTCGTGACGACGAACGCCGGACCTGAGTACAGAGGGTTCGGGATGTGGGACAGCATCAGCGACATTTCGGCACATACAACGTACGTGCCCGAGTCGCACATGTACTCGATGATCGTCATGTTGTCGTTACCTGATTGGGTCGCAGTGCCCCGCTCCCACTGACCTTGGGCAGCAGCACCGAAGGTCGAATTGGAACGGGGCCTCTGCGCCTCCTTGTACGACAGCATCTGAGCGGTGTGCTGCGGATACGTCTTCTTCATGGCACTGTGGGAGATGTTGCGATACACAGCCACCTCGGTCGGTTGCTGGTTTGCACCGAACGTACCAGGGTACACATCGAACGGGTCACGGAGTTGGGCGACCGGATATGTCGTGTCACCGAACCAGCGTTCCCTGATGACATGAAGTGTGTATCCGTAGCCGGGGAGCCACCTCCCGATCTGGGGATACTGGAGTTCCATCATGTCCTGCTCGTCCCACGCCGACACGATGCGTGCCCTCTTCTCCGCTTTCTTGCGGGCAGGGTTCGTGTCCTTCGTGGGGATCATGTCGGTCTTGACCGTTGGTTGCCGGCCGATACGTTGAGCCAACCGTTCGAGCGACGAGTACATGATGTTGGCGGTGGGGAGGTCGACACCGAACCCTGACGGCAGGGCAAGCTGGTTCGACATCGAAGCCGAGTTCAGGACTGCTTGGACGCCTTGTGCGCCACCGTTCATGACGTTACGGATCCGTTCACGGTCGGTGAGGTCGGCAAGGTTCTTGAGGTGTGATGCCCGTTCGAGGACTTCACTGACCTCGAGGGTGGTTCGCTGCATGTCGTATTTCATTGCAGCAACCATCAGACTGTCTCCCACACGCTGAGATGGAGCTTGTTCGTGATCCGTGTACGGATACACGTCGAGTTCAAGCAATGACCCTCACGGGCGTTACAGGTTCGACACAAACCGGTGTTGTGTTGCCACAGGGCAAGGAACACATGTCTGTTCTGGTCGGCATCGAAATCGGGATGTGCGGTGTACGGCTTCTTGGGGTTCATGAACTTGTTGAGCCATTTCAGTTCCTTGGCGTCAAGGTCAACCTTTTCGATGTAGACGGTTTCTCCGTCGATCATGTGTTCCATCATCTGCCTCCGTAAGAGCCGTAGTCAGTGAAGCCCCAAGCAGGGGTGTTGCCACCAACGTCAGGGTACGACTGATCGGACACCAATTCAAGCCTTGCCGCTTTCTCTGTGCGGTCCCACCGTACCAGCCGGCGCACATACGGCAACCACGACGCCATCTTGATGTCGGTCACTGTCGCACCTTTCTGTAATCCGTCTGTCGTCCACAGCTGTAGCTGCCCCAACAGCAGTTTCGTTTTCTTCACTGATTCGGCGTTGCCGTACGGAAGGATGAACTGGCCGGTGTGGTACCACGGGGCCATCGACGAGATCCCAACTTCGGCGTCACGTTTCTCGTTGCCGGTTGTGTGCTTCTCGATGGTGAGATCGTATTTCGCTTTCACCGCAATAAGGTCCGGTCGGGTGAAGAAGTTCTGCTTCGCCATGTTCTCTTCGTACACCCAACGGGTGAGCCCATATTTGATGTACCAGTCCTCGAACAGTTGGATGGCACCCAACTCTCCTTGTCCACGGGTGGTGACGATATCGATGAGGTAGGTGCCATGTTTCGTCCATGCCCACAGGACAGCGGCCTGGTAGCCACGAGGGGCAGGGTCCATCCCGGCGATGAGTCGATAGTTGACGTTGAGGTCGACGTCTCCGATGATGCGTGAACGGTCAAGACATTTCTCTCTGATGAGTTGAATGTCGAAGATCATGCCGTCGACAGGGATCGACTTCTGGAGATACCTGAGTTCGTATCTGCCGGGGATCGCCAACGACTCTGTGCCGTTCTTCTTCTCCAACAGCTTGTAGTACGGCACGATGCCGGGTGCCAGGACACAGCCGTTCTCGTCGTGTCCTTCAACAACGTCGTCGTCCAACATGCAGTCCTCGTCGTGGGCAGGGTACGCATGGACCCTCCACGCCATCGACCCTGTTTCTTGAAGCAACGTGTTCGGGATGTCGTCAGGGTGCTGCCTTGATGCGATCGTCACGACCCCTGTGTGTGTCTCCTGACGTTCCATGATCTCAGAATGTTTCACCTTCGACTTTTGGCGTTGCTCGTAGGTGCCTACCGTCTTACGTTCCTCGAGGTCGTCGATGCCGATGAAATCGGCGTCACGACCAGCAACGGTGGCGTTCGACCCGATAGCGGTGAACGTCGAAGATTTCAGGGTGTGGTCGGTGCGGGTGTACAGCGTGAACTCTGATGCTGTCCATACGGGGGCACGTTTGTCGCCGTACTTGTGGCCCTTCGGCAACGTCTCTTCAATGAGGAGTTCCGAATGTTGGAACACTCCTTTGAGTTTCCCTGTCATCGATTTCGCCAGTGGCAACGTTGCAGCGACCCACAGGATCTGGATGTTGGGGTACATGATGATGAGCCACGCCACGAACCGGAGCACCATCTCCGACTTGCCGTGCCTTGGCGGTGTCAGGATCAGTACCTTCGTTGCGAACGTGTGTGCGATGATGAACTCACGCACCGATTCGACGTGGAACCCGTACACCTTGAACTTCTGTTGCATCGACCCGATCGTGAAGTAGCGGTGTTCGAACTGCCAGAACGAGAACTCGAGACGGAACATGAGATGCTCGAACTCTTTGGAGCCTTCCTTGTCGAGGCCGACAGCTTTGAGTTCAGTGAACAGGTCGACGGGGAACATCGCTGCAATGTCGGGTGCCATCCTCCATTCGGAGTCGACCCTGTCCCTGGCTTGCATGTATTCCCATGTGGCGAACCCTCTCGACACAGCAGCCGGTGTGACCTGTAACAGTTCGGCGCAGTGCGTCACCGTCAACACCCTGTCATGGATCTTCTGTGCCATCCCGTTCTCGTCGATCGTTTCGTAGACCTTGCCTGTGCGTCTCAGGTTCGGTTCCTCGTTGAGGATCTGACGGTCGGTGCGGCGCCTCTTCTCCATGGCGATCTGGTTGAAACGGGTCTTGCACTGGTCGGTGCAGTACTTCGTGCCGGCACGTTTCTGTTTAGAAACGGCTTTGCCACAGTGGAGACATTTGCGTCCAGGGATATCAGATGGGCGTTGCTTCTGTCCCTTGTACGCCATCAGTGTTTCGCAGCAACGTCGAGGGTCATCGCCTCGTAGATGACGTAGCCGCACATGCATTCACCCGCAGTGAACCACACCTCAGTGTCGGCGTCCAAAGCGAGTTGGCACCAGCCTGTGAAACGGATCAGATCTCCGCAGATTTCGCACATCATGACAGAACCCTATCATGGAAGACTCAGTGAAGGAAGAAAGGGGGGCTCGGGGACAGGGACTCGAACCCCGATGACCAGCTCCAAAAGCTGGCGTCTTGCCATTGGACGATCCCCGAAAGGTCAGTCGACGAAGCCAACCTGCCGAAGCTGCGACTGAACGATCAGGGCACGTCTCGCCCGGTCGTAACCGTCGAGACGGTCAACGGTACGGTCGATGACTTCACGGGTCACCGGCTCCGTACCCACCTTCACCTGGCGGGCAGAAGCGTTCGCATCGAACAGCATCTCAACACTGTTCACGCAGGGCCGCCCTTGGAGCGAGGAGGCTTCTGAGCGTCCCGCTTCCACGTCTTCTCCGAAATGTACGGGTCATACGCCTCAACAGCCTTCTGCACGTCAGGATCGTGATACGAAGACCTCACAGCCTTCCCCTCCTTCACCACCGACCCCGGCAGATTCTTCATGACATCCATCAGCGAGGACCGCCCTCAACGTCGACACCCGAACTTGTCGTCCGCTGACCCGCCGTATTCAGAGCAGTAGCCACACCGGAGCTTCCGGTACGCTGCCCACCTTCGATCTTGGCTCCCATTCTGGAATCCTCCTGGGTAGATACCCCAACCCTACCACGAGAAGAGGGCTCCCCGTAGGAAGCCCTCTATTCTCTTGACTTGCGTAGTCCTGACGAACCGCCTAGTCTGTGGATACGACATCCACCCTCGAGTGTAGCAGAGAGAGAACACAGAGGGGATCAAACTTCCCAGGACCGACCTGCTAACCGGCCTTCTAACCATCCCGTCGTAGGGCTTCGCTCCCCACTCACTCCAGATTCAGACGGATCGTCGGTAACTCGGCACCTGGACGACTGCAACACCCCATCAAGCCACAAGGCCATGGCGGGATCCCCTGAAAACAGAAAGCGTCGCCGCCCTGCCAGGGCATATCACGTCCAAAACACCCCCAACCCAATAACCACCAAACAGAACAGACCAATACCCAACCAAAACGTTACCAAACAAGCTAGAAACACTACGTATATATATACATGTGCCGGATAACGTTTACATACGGGTAGTCAACTTATCGT